CAGTATTGCCATCATTGTCTAAACATTTGTAAACATTTCTAGCTGCTGTTAACACATAAAAACTTGCGTCATGTAAATTTGAAACACCACTATTAGCTGTTTGTGCTGTTGTACCACCTGTAATTCTTTCTCCATAATCATGTCTGTAAATATCGTAAGTTGTGCCAGTTGTCCAGTTTCTTCTTGGTATTGCAAAAGCAACATCTGAACTTGCAATTTTTTTAGCAGCTAATAAATCGTCAAAAGGAAAATGTTGTGCGTTTAAATTATCTGCTGGTGTTACTGGTGCTGTATCAGAGCCTTCATTATTTGTTCTACCATCTGCTCTTGTTGAAGTTGCAAATGCTTGAGGTCTACCGATACCAAGATACATAGTGTTTCCAGAAGTTTCTGAAAAAGCTTCTTGGAACTGTTCACTATTATGTATTCTAAATCTGTCTGTTATTATTGCTGGCATATCTTTTTAATTGTTCCTTACTCAATATTTATACAAGTTTTCATTATGGTTTTGTCGGCCATGTTATATTGTTTGCTTTCTCTATAGTATCAATACCATTTGTAATATCTCTTAAATTTTGTCTATAAGTGTTCATATCACTAGATAATGTTTGGTCAGATAAAGCAAGGTAATCTGTTTCTGCAATTAACCTATTTCTTTTTTTTCTTACACTTTTTAAAGCTAATTCTAATTCTACAGCTGGAAATTGTGCTTCAATATCTGTTTTAGAGATTTCTGCCGTACCATCATGCCAAGTAATTGTGCATGTGTCTAAATCACTTCCACTTACGGACACTTTTGCGTTTGGGTTAATTTTTAATATTGCTTCTATAATCATTTTCTATACTTCTATTTCGTAAACTGTTATTGTTGATGTTGTTCTTGCTTCATAACTTGCGTTAGCGTCTGCATCACCTCTATTTAAACAATGTGTTCCGCCTGTTACTCTCATTTGAACTTTATAATTAGTTGCTGAAGTTGTAGATGGAGAATCCAAAAAATGAGTTGATGTACTTTGTTGATGATAATCCTCTCCACTTCCTTGTTCAGCAAAGCATTGAATTCTTGAACCACTAGCGTCCCCTACATTAATAGATGTTGAGTCTCTTAACAAGTTAAACATAGCTTGACTATCATTATCACTTCCAACTTGTAAATCAACAATTACTAAAATTTTATTAGAACTTGAACTTGGTGTAATAGAAACATTTAATCCTGTTACATCTACAAATGATTGTGATGTTGTGGTAAAAGTATCTGTTTTAAGAGTTTGTTTAACTTGCAAAACTTTACCAGCACTTATTCCTGTTAGGTTAGCACCCGAAATTGCCGGTAAAGCACCTGATAACCCTTGACTTGCATTTACTTTAATTATTGCCATCTTTTATCCTAACTTAATATCCTATAACCTGAAAAATGTGTTCCAGATGGTTTGTCTGAACTACCACTTAAATCTATACTACTACCTTCACCATTGTAAGCGAAGCATTCTAAATAATCAGCGTCTGCAAGGTCTATTAAACAACTTGTAGTCATTGTTTCTCTAAATTCATTTCTTATTGAAGCAAATACATAATCACTTCCATTTTTTTTAATATTTAAATAAAAACTATCAAAATCATTTGATGTTGTGGTTCTTAATGAAGCTGCTATAAAATATTTACCAGCACCACCACTAGGAACTGTAAATCTATAATTAGTAGAGTTATCAAAAGCATTGTTCGTATCAACTTCTTCTCTATCAAAGGCAACTTTAGTGTAAACACCATTTGAAAGTGTTTGATTTGCACTTATACTAACTGACCATGCAGGAGTATTAACTATTGAATGTGAACCACCTAAACTTACAGCACTACTATTTAAAGTAATAGATGAGTTAGCCAATTTTGCATTTGACACAGCACCATCTACAAGTTTAGCAGCTGTAACTGTTCCATCTGTAGGCGTACCAATATTTGCCACACCACCTAAAATCTGAATAAAGTCAATCACATCTCCTGTGGATAGATTGCTTGAAAAGGTAATTGTGGAAGATGAAACTGTATAGGAACTTCCTGGTTTCTGGATAACCCCGTTCAAAGATACAATCATATTATTCGCACTTTCAGGAATTACATTTACTCCGCCGACCTGCATTGTGTATGCAGCCTGTCCGTTTACAACGGATATTGCGTCACAAATCCTAAAATTTCCTACTGTGGGTTGTCTTCCGATATATGCCATATTACTATTTAGTCCTCAATATTTACTCTGTTGGTATTGGATTTGCCGACTTAACAGCAGCTACATGGTCTTTCCAAGTAGTTGTACTGTTGACATTATCCTTGTATTGCATGTCCAATTGGTCTCCGATATCTGCATATGCAGCTCGTCTAGTTGCTCTTACAACATTCTGCCTTTCTTCAAGGTCAGCAGCTGTATCTACAGCAGCTAGTTGAGAGTCATTTGGTTGTGCAACACTATCAATGTTCCATGCTTGGATGTAAGGTCCTGAACCATTACTATCATCCTGCAATAAAACATCACTTTCAAAATCTACCGTATTTACTCCGTTTTGAGCAAGGTATTTTTTAATCTTTGTTGATAGTTGCGCCATTATTTTCTCCTTTTTTAATTCTATTCACCTGGGTCTGTTATGTTATTACCATCAATTTTAGCCCATTCTTGAATTGCTTGGTAGTGTCTATTAGCACTATCAATTGGAACTGACATAACAACGCCGTCAATTGTAGCCATAATAGCATAGTTTTTACTTTGTTCTGTATCATATACATATTGTGCTGATGTAATAGTAAATATATCCATTTTAAATCTCCTTACAATTCTGCGTCAAAATCCAGACTGGTCATGCCTTTTACTGCAACATTATAACTTTCATTATCAGTTAATCCAGAATATCCCGCAACTTCAAGAGTAATGGTGCTTGTATTTTCTCTATAATATAAAACACTCGCTGTTGTGGTAGAGTCTCCTGCATAAGCACTATCACTAAAAACTCTCCATCCTCCACTTTGTAATACAGTCGGAGATGCTCTTAAAGTAGAGCTAAGATAAAAATTAAATCTAACAGTATCACTACTTTGTCCTTTTGCCGGATAACAATAATAATCAGCAGTTGCGTCTTTATATTCTCTAATAAAATATCTTTTACATCTATTTAAATTTACATCAAAAGGCAAGAACTCAAAGTCAGAAGCCTGGCTACCCACTTCTAATTGAACACCTGTAACTTGCCAATATCCACTTGTAGTCCCTAGTAAATCAGCAGTGTGACCATAACCTAGTTTATTATTTGCGTATGTACCCCATGATGTATTATCGCTTGATGTAAAATCACTACCAGCACTTAACATAAACATAACTCTTAAACCAGAACCATTATTATTATCTATAACTCCTGTTGTATCACCATCAAATGTAATTTTAATTTTTTCCCAAGTGCCTGAAGACGCTTGAGTATAAGTCGTACCTACAATTCTTGAATCATCATCTTGAAATAAAGATACACCAAAATTTCCAGTAACATTTGTTTTTAACCAAAAAGAAAGAGTAACTTTTTCTGCATTAGAAGTTCCATATTTTAATTGTTGTAAATTTTGACCTTCTATTCTATGCATTACTCTAGCATATTCTCCAGCAGCAATAGCTGTTTCTGGTGTTGTCATGTTAATTTTCATACATTTTGCAAAACCTTGACCTGTAGGTACATCTGAATTAGGTTGAAATTCAAACGCTCTTTGACCAAAATTATTTGAATCATTATAAACAAATCTATCTACGCCAAATTTATTATTAGCTGTAGCTGCATCCTCTCTTTGATGTATAGACATATTACCATTAATAATTAGGTTCCTAAAATTTATTGCGTTTGATATTCCTGCTGATGGTATTTTACTTATTGCCATAATTTATCCTATTAATTTTACTATAGTTGCTCTTGCCTGTGTTCCACTTAGCAATTGTGGAGTGGAACTTGTTGTGTCATGGTAATGATAAAATTGAATATAATCATTTACAGATAAATCTCCTACCCAATGGGCTACTGTTCCTTCATGCCTTCCACCATCATGCCTTTGTCTATTCACAGAAATAACAGAACCATTTTTATAAATTGAACTTTTTGCCATTATTGTGTCTGAACCTTCAGTAAAAGATGTAGCCATAAAAGTAATCATATATTTTCCAGCTTTTCCTGATGGTACAGTAAATTTATAATTTCCAGCAGTATTTGTGTAAGCACTATCTGTATCCACATCAACAGTATTAAAAGCAACTAATGTGTCAGTTGCATCTGTAGTGTTTTGATTTGTAGACATTGATAAAGAAACCATTGGAGTATTAGTAATACCAGCGCCTGCTAAAGTAGTTGCACCAATACCACCGTTTGCAATAGGTAAAGTACCTGTAACTTTAGATGTTAAATCAATTGAACCTGCCAACATAGCATTTGTAACTGTGCTAGCACCAGGTGTAACTGTTTGAGTTGCCTTACCTTGATAGATACAATAAAAACTATCACCTGTTGTAGGTGCCTCTGACATGGTCAAAGTTGTTCCAGAGGCCGTATAGGCCTTACCTGAACCAGGCTCTTGACGAACATTGTTTACAAATACCTCTAACTCATTTTCATTTGCCACAGGTTGAGATAAAGTAAACGCAACCGCTGAACTATCAGCAGTAAATGTCTGCTTAGCGTGAGTTATGTATTGTAACGCTGGTATATTACCAATATATGCCATTTATTTTTTCCTATGTTGATATTGCATCCACAACAGATACATAAACATCTGCTGAACTTGCCGTATCTGAAACTACTTTTAAAGCGTCGCCAGATTCTACAACAAATTTAGCGCCACCGTCAACCACTTGTAAAGCACCGCCAGCCGTAATCGGAGCGCTCTTTATCAAGTGAATGTCGTTTGAACCATCATTTATATAAACATCAACAGATATTGCTGAACCTGTTACATTTGATACAGAAATTCCTACAACTGTGTCATAAGAATTAGCAGTAAATATTGTAGCAGCTGATGTTCCAACGGCGTTGCTTGTGTATCTTCTAAAGTTTTGTGCCATTTTATTTTTCCTTTACCATATTTATTATAGTGCCACAGCCATAGCAATTGCAAAACCACCTGTTACTCCTGCTGCTGCTGTGTCGTCTTTTAAAATTATTGAACCTGCCATACTAGAGTGATATTGACAAACATAATAAATTGTAGTATCTGAACCAGATGGTACATCTATGTACAAAGTACCTGTTTCTTTTAGTAAAGCACTTGAACCTGTTGTTACTGTACCGTCAGCTGCATGGTGTGTTAAACCTGTTGAATATGCATTACCTGAACTGTAAGCACCCGAAACTGTTTGTAAAAAGAATGGATGACCTGTAACTGCTAAATTTAAAGCATATGTTCTACCACCTTCAAGATATAGTGTAGGGTTAGCGCCAGAATAATGACTATTAAAAAGATAATTACCTGAACCGTTATGAGTAACATCAATCTCAACAGCTGCATTGATTTTTTGTGGTTTAGGGTCAAATCTACCTGTTGAACTTCTAAAAACTAAAATTTCTTCATCTGCAATACCTGAAATTGAACCAACATTTGATAAATCTGATATTGTGTTGTTTTCAGAAATTAGTTTTACCCAACCAGCTGCGTCAGCAACATAAGCATTATTACCACCATAATCATATGCAAACATACCCTCATAAGTTGAAGAACTAGGTAATGAACCTGTATTTGCAAAATTAAATTTTAATTTATGACCTGAAGATGTATTATCAAAAACTCCAGTTACATTAGCTGCTGGAATATTTGTAAGAGTGTTACTTGAACCACTAATTGTTTTATTTGTTAGTGTATCTGTAGTGTCTTTTAATACTATAGTACCTGTAGCATTTGGTATACTAACTGTTCTATCTGCTGTAGGGTCAATTACCGTTAAAGTTGTTTCGTGGTCATCTGAAGTAGTACCTTCAAATGTAAATGAGTTAGTAACTTCAATTGTTGTAGAGTTTACGGTTGTTTGAGTACCATTAACGGTCAAGTTACCTGCAATAGTAACATTGTCAGGCATACCAATTGTTACGGTGCCTGCACTTTCACCTACCTCTATTTCATTTGTTGTACCTGCAAAAGTTAAAGTACCACCTAATGCAACAGGTGAAGTATTTGAACCGTCTGAAACTGTTATAGTAGAATTTGATAAAGAACCATTGGCAATATTTGTAAGTGTGTTATCAGGACCATTAATTGTTTTATTTGTAAATGTTTGAGTACCTGAAGCAGTTGAAACTGTTGCGTCAACAGCTAATGTAACATTTGTACCAGATACGGTTGAAGAAATACCTGAACCACCTAAA